GGCGGAAAAGCGAGAGTTATTGCTATTGCTGACTGGGTTTCTCAGACAGCCTTATCTGCAATACACTTTTCTCAATTCCAATTGCTTAAACTAATCAGTTCAGACCGAACTTTTTCACATAAGACAGGATTAGATATCTATCGAAATCTAAATGATAGTTTCTATTCACTCGATTTATCAGCAGCGACCGACAGATTCCCGAGATTGGTTCAAGCGAGAATAATTGCTCGAATGTTCACAAAATTAGGATATGACGGTGACTCAATAGCGGAGTGTTGGTTAACAATAATAGACAGAGAATTCTCGACGAGAGGCTCTTACTTCGAAAAACAAACTTCGAGTGTAAGATACGCAGTTGGGAATGGGATGGGATTATTCTCATCCTGGTCTACTATGGCATTAACACACCATTATATAGTTAATGAAGTCTGCGGAGTTCCTAATGATGATTACCGATTGGTAGGAGACGATTTATTGATAAGAAACAATACTGATTCTTACCATAAATATCTTCAAGTCATGTCGGACCTCGGAGTTGGGGTTAATCTTAAGAAATCAATTGTTTCTGAAGGAAAACCACCAACTATCGAATTTGCTAGAAACTATGTAATACATGGTGTTAAAATAAAACCGGTCTTATTCGGTGTATTATTCGCGTGGGTAGATAATAACATTACTTCCGACACTGTCGTATGGTACATCAGAGACTGGATAAATAATAAAAACTTAAATGAGATAATAGAGATCCTTGATCTTGAAGGTAATAAGTTAGCTAAATTTAACATAATTTACTACATGTACCGAGAATCAATATTAAATAAAGAAGAGATTTCTAATGTTCTGAAATCTGTCTCTGAATTTAAGAAATACTCTATCGATCACTTAAGAAAAATTAAACAAGTAACAGCCTCAGCGAGACTTAAAATTACCATCAAAGATAAGACAATCAAAGGTTTTTACGATACACTATTGTCACAATGTATTGTTAGAAAACCGGAGGAACTTAAATTTGTGGTAAATTTTGCTCAGAATATAGCCATGATTTCGTTTGCTGATGAAAGATTGGTTGAACCAGCTGAGAAATTCCATCGTAGAATGCTAGATGCGAATCTAATACGATACGATGTGGATATCAAGGGAGGTCCTCTGCTAACAAAACGTGAAAGAAATCTTATTAAAGATATCCTTACCCGTGATAAAGTGGTCGAACTAGAGGATAAGGCCTTGAAAATGACCTAAGTATAGTAGATTTATAATAAAGATAAAAACACAATATTGATCTTGGTATGGCAGTAACTCTGCGTACAGATACGTTATATAAAATGTTTATTTTAGAAAAGATCATAATTCACTAAATATCCGGCACATAGGCAGCCGGGCTTTTGCTGTACTGCGACGTGAAAACGCCGTTACATAGCCAGAATATTTTACTTCATTTAGTTTGTTCTAAATAAAAACATAGGTTTTTAATCTATGGTATATTCTGTTCCCTGGGCAGCCGTTTCC